GGTAAAAGTAGTGAATGTGTTCAATGCTGTTCGTGCAGTAAAGTTTGCTGATGTCTTTCCTGATGGCGAGACTAATGTGAATAGAATCAAGGACGGTATGTTCCGTGCTCGTGTTCAGGCAGTTAAGTCCGCCTGAATATAAATAGAAAGAAATAATTGGAAAAGGAGTTACTCTATGCTTTCTTTCAAGCAACATATCACTGAGAACTATAAGAACTTTATCGGTGCAGAATCAAAGCCGCAAAGAGAACAGTGGGTAGATCAAGCTTGGAATATTTTACAGAAATCTTATGCGCCAATTGGTGGTATTAAAGGTTCTGGCTTTGGCTCTAAGCAGGATATGATCGATAAGTTGCCGTTTTGGAAACTATATACAAAAGGTGACAAGCTTGTTGCAGCTGCTTTTTACAAAGACAAAGGTGGCCGTAAGAGTGTTGCAATTGCCACAGATGGTTCTGATCTTGGTAAAAAAATTGTAGGTGACATTTTTAAAGCTTCACTTGGTGTATCTTATGGTGAAAAATCAGGGCCTGCACTGGCAACTATGATTAATGCAGTACCATGGGATGAACTAAAAAACTTTTTGTTGACACCAGCGCAGTTATCTAAAATCAGTGGTGATAAAATTCTTACAGTGGCTGAGTTTGGACCAGAAAATCTCGATGAAAAAGACAAATTTACCTACGATAAATTTCCAAAAATGCGACCATATTTCTACATCAGAGAACTAGATGGTGAAATGCATCTCAAAGCAGCTATGGGAACACCAAATTTACCGATCTACAAAAAGTAGTTGACATTTATCTCGAATCGGTATACATTACTATTATAAGGAGACAAACATGACTTCTATCGTATATCTACACGGCTTCAACTCTGCTTTTGACCCTAATAATGAAAAGGTAAAAGCACTTGCCAAAATTGGTAATGTTATCGGTATCACCTATAATTCACTTGGAACATACTCTGAAATTTGCAGTGATCTATTAGATCAACTATCGGACGCTGATAGGGATGATACAGTTATTGTAGGTACTTCGCTCGGCGGCTATTGGGCTGCTGAAATGGGCTTTAAATTGGGAATTCCGTCAGTCATCATTAATCCTTGTTATGATCCTACTCATATGTTACAAAAATATGTAGGTATTCAAACAAATCATAGCACAAAAACAAATGGTAGCTTTGAGCTAAGCTCGGCTCTCTCATATATGCATTGCAAATCATATGATTCTGATTATGACTATATGCCACTGGTTATACTTGATATGGGTGATGATGTAATTGACTCGTTCAAGACTCGTGAGCTCTTTGAGGGTTTCCCCATGGTACACTATGCTGACGGCAGTCACAGATTTGACCATATTGAAGATGCTCTGGATGAAATCAATAAATATGTTAATTACTGTGCATTTGCAGAACATACAAATATATAAAGTTGATGATCCGCATGATGATTGTACTCATTGGGTAGATAAATTGTAAAGGAAAATTTATATTATGAAAAAAATGTTCATCTTCGATATTGATGGCACCGTTACTGCAAGTAGGCAACCAATTGATTCTAACTTTAAAGAATTTTTTAATGATTTTTGCCGGACAAATAGTGTATGCTATGTAACTGGAAGTGATAAGCCTAAGACACTTGAACAGATAGGTGAGGATACATATAATCTGGCACTATATTCATTTAATTGCGCAGGAAATGAGCTCTGGCAACAGGACCGACTTATCCATAGGAATTCGTGGGAACCCACAGCAGATTTGTTGAATATGTTAGATGAAATAGTTTCTAAATCAAATTTCAAACACAAAACTGGCCGGCATGTGGAACTACGTAATGGTATGGTAAATATATCAGTCCCAGGCCGTAACTGTACATTAGAACAACGCCATGAATATATCCGTTGGGACAAACAAACACGCGAACGTGAGGCAATTCTAAATAAGCTAAATGCAAGATTCCCAGACATGCTTGATGCTTATATAGGCGGGGAAACTGGATTAGATATCTTTCCAGTAGGTAAGGGTAAAACACAAGCACTTTCATATTTGAAAACTATATTCCCAACTTGCACTTTTTACTATTTTGGGGATCAGATCATGCCGGGTTATAATGACTATGATATCGCAATGAAATGTGATCATAATTATAAAGTAAAAACATGGCAAGATACATATGAAATACTAGATTATTTTGTGAAATCAGGAGTATGTGAATGAAACGAATTGGACTTGTTACTTCTTGCTTTGATTTGCTACACGCAGGTCATGTGATGATGTTAAGGGAAGCAAAAACACAATGCGATTATCTTATCTGTGCACTACAGACAGATCCTACAATAGATCGACCAGAAAAAAATAAACCTGTTCAAACATTGGTAGAACGATATATTCAATTATCCGCAGTAGAATATGTAGATGAGATTATTACTTATCAGACTGAGCAAGATTTGGAAGATATCTTAGAGATGTTTCCAATAGATGTTCGTATACTAGGTGAAGAATACAAGGATAAAGATTTCACCGGTAAAACAATTTGTACTCGCCGAAATATTGACTTATATTTCAATAAGCGAGACCATAGATTTAGTTCAAGTGGCCTGCGCGCGCGGGTAGCGCAGCAACAAAACGGTTGACCTAGTACCTGAATCTGAATAATATACTAATATAAGATGATTAAGGATATACCATGTAAATGACTATCGAAGAATATCACGCATTTATTCAGCATCTGCTAGATCAAGTTGAGGCTAATTCATAAAATGATCACAATCCAAGGAAAACTTGATCGTGAGATATATCTTGCCTGTTCTGGTGGTGTGGATTCTATGGCTGTAGCTGACTTCTTGATGCAGAATCATAAAGTCAATTTGCTATTCTTTGATCATGGTACTGAAACTTCAAAAGGTGCTAGAGAGTTTCTTTCTGATATCTATGGTTTGGGTATTAAATATCCAAAGACAAAATTGAAGATTGGTGAGATCACACAATCAAAGGATAATAGGGAATCGTGGGAAGAATATTGGCGCAATCAGCGCTATGAATGGTTTCATAGTTTTGATGAAACAGTTATCACATGCCATCATCTTGATGATTGTACTGAAACTTGGCTTTGGTCTAGTATGCACGGTGAAGGTAAGATTATTCCATATCAAAATCAAAATGTTATCAGACCTTTCCGACTCAATCGAAAATCTGAATTTACTAACTGGTGTAGAAATAAAAATGTTCATTGGATTGAAGATGCATCAAACGATGACACAAAATACATGAGAAACTTTATCAGACAAGAACTGATGCCAAAAGTTTTAGTTTTGAATCCTGGCATCCACAAGGTTATTCGCAAAAAGGTAGTAGCAGATGAGCCCAAAACACCCTGATTATCCAAAGTTCAAAAAAGAATTTTGGGTGTGGTTTGATACACTACCAAAAATAAAGAAAAAGATGTTTTGGAATTACAAGGAAGATCTGGCCGAGACTAATTTCTTCTTTACAGTATGGGAAAAGAATAAATGATGAAAACATCGCAAAAATGGCTAGCAGAAATACAAGAACGGTTCCCTAAAGTAAATGTGCTTGATCCTGATGGATGGGATAGAAAAAATTATGAGTATTCTTTTAATCAGGAATTAATTTCAAAGGAAGAATTTAAAAAGCGCTTTTATATGTCTACCGTCATGTTAAGCAGTGATTACATTGAATATATTAAGGCAGTAGACTAATAGAATTTTTCGACCCAAACCAATATTATATGAGGATTTATGGCAATGAAAACAGATGAACGAATCAGTAAAATTTTACAAAACGAACTGCGTAGACAGGCTTCTACTATAGAATTAATTGCAAGTGAAAATTTTGCAAGTGATGCTGTTATGTCACTATCAGGTAGTAAATTTACCAATAAATATGCTGAAGGTTATCCTGGAAAACGATATTATAATGGTTGTGAAAACTGCGATGATATTGAGCAACTTGCTATTGACTCTGTATGTAAATTGTATGGCGCCAATTTTGCAAACGTACAACCTCACTCAGGTGCTAACGCTAACACAGCAGTATATCAAGCACTAATGAAACCAGGTGATAAATTGTTAGGAATGGACTTAGCAAGCGGCGGTCATTTGTCCCACGGCAGTCAACACAACATTTCAGGTAAGATTTATGACTGCTATGCATATGGTGTAGATGAAGCAGGCTTTTTAGACTATGATGCTATTGCGCGTCAGGCGGTTGAAGTAAACCCAGATGTTATTGTAGCAGGAGCAAGCGCATATCCACGTGAAATTGACTGGGCAAAGTTTCGTGCTATTGCTGATACAGTAGGTGCGTATCTTGTAGTTGACATGGCACACTATTCAGGTCTTATTGCAGGTGGAGTATATCCCAATCCTGTACCTTATGCCGATGTTGTTACAAGTACGACACATAAGACACTGCGTGGTCCTCGCGGCGGTATTATTCTTTGGAACAACGAAGAACTTACTCGTAAAATTAACAGTGCTATTTTTCCTGGAACTCAGGGTGGGCCACTAATGCATATTATTGCAGCTAAAGCACAATGTTTTATTGAGGCAGATACACCTGAATATGAAGAATATACTAAACAAGTTGTACAAAATGCCAAAGCAATGTGCGATGTTTTTAGGCAGCGTGATCTGCCCGTTCAGACCAATGGCACAGACTCGCACATTATTCTAATGGATTTAAGCAATAGTAAATACAGTGGTAAACAAGCAGCAGATTTACTTGAGAAAAATGGCATTACAGTAAATAAAAATGGTATACCTAATGATCCTCGCAGTTTTGTAGAGACAAGTGGTATAAGAATTGGCACTGCGGCAGAAACTACTCGTGGATATGACGATATTTGGTTCCGTAAACTAGCGCATAAAATTGCAGATATTTTAGAATAAACTACTAATTATAAATATCTGCAAAAAGGTATCCAAAATGAAAAGCTTCACAGAGCATCTTACTGAGAATATGAATAAGCAAAAGGCACTTGAGTTTATCAAAACTGCGCATGCTGGTCAAAAATACGGATCGAGTCCATATTGGACCCATCCTAAAGCAGTTGCTGATGTCGGTAAAAAGGTGTTTGGTTCAAAATTTGATCAGAAGGCTTATATGGCTGCGCTTCTTCATGATGTTATTGAAGATACACCGTATAAAGAAGCAGAACTCAAAAAACTAGGTTTTGATGATGAAATCTTAGATGCTGTAAAGCTTTTGACTAAAGATAAGTCAATGTCATATGCTGATAATATTCAACGTATCATTTCAAGCGGTAATAAACGTGCAATGATGGTAAAATACGCTGACAACTATATGAACTTTACTGGCGATAAGTCTACTTGGGACCCAGAAAAGAAAGCTGCTTCTCAAGAAAAATATAAGAAAAGCATCACAACGATAGCAAAAAAACTTGGTGTAAAGGCTGATCTGCCTGAAAATTATACATCAATAGCACAACGATACATCAGATCACTAAATGCTCTTGGAGAAGCTCTTGGGGTAAAGTCTGATTGGAGCATGGAAGATTCATTATTAAAGGATTGAGATTTTGAACTACAACTCTAAAACAATGGTGACTGTTTGCTGCACCGATACTGGCCGCGAAACCGAGGCTGAGTTAACTAAAACCGAAAAGACTAAGATCAATGTCATTCTACCTGGTTTTATAAAGATGACTCTATACAAAGATACAAAGCCTAATTTCTATATCACACAAAGCTGCGGCCTTGAATTTACTTGTGATACAACAACTAAAAAGATATGTTGACAAACACTCCAATCGGATTATATTGTACATAACGGATAAAGGAAACCGATATGACAATTGCAAAAACCATCCATCAACAAATTAAAACAATTGACTTCTGGGCACTAGGTGCTTGGGGTGCTAAAAATCTTACCGCGCATTCTGATGGCTTGTCATTCAAGACATCAGGTTCTGTTCGTTGGAAAGGCACCGTGAAGGTTAGCCTTGATGAAGGCAAAGACCTTTACATTCTGAAATTTATGCGAGTGTGTAAAATGCAACTAATTGTAGATAAGATCATTGAAGATGTTTTTGTAGAAGATCTAGTTCGGTTTATTGATGAACAGGTAGGATGAAATCCTATTCACACAAAGGAATATACTATGAATAACTCAGTAAAGCCTATCGGTATGGTAACTACAATTTCATTTTTACTTTCGACACCTAAGAATTTATGGAATAGTGTTATGACTATTGAAAATTCACCACTCAGAAAACTTGATCCAATTGTAGCACATATGGTATTCCAATCACTTGCGTTTGTTTGGTCTGGTATTTTTGCAGCTATGATGGGTAGTATTATTGCCTTTGGCATTAGTGCAGCGTTTCACATACTATTGATTAGCGGAATTGTAATTACTGCTACTGTTTTTGATCAATCTAGCAAAAATCCACAATCAATAAATCGTATGGTAAAGAACGGTGTTAAATACAATGGTGGTCGTGCAGAAACTGGCGAACACGAATAAATTTTATGTTGACAAACATCCCGAATCAGTTTACGATAATTTATAAATATATAGTATTATAAACATATATAGGAAGGTACTAATACATATCTATGAAGGAAATTATCAACGAAATGCTGGAATCAAAACTAAATGAAGCAAAGATAGATCCTAAGCTTAAGGCTGTAGCGGACAAGCATGGTGTGCAACTAAAAACCAACAAAGCAGCACACGAATTTAACTACACTGATGCCGCTGCTAAGGACTTTCATGATGCTGGATACAAACTATCATATAATACAAAGAAAAATCACTTTGATATCTATACACATGAGGTATATGCGAAAAAAGCTGAAAAACCAAAGGTTAAAGGCCCACAAGTCGCACAAGGTAGAGCTAAAATGTTTCCTGGGTGTAGACAGTTAAAAATGCGTTGACACTCGTTCCGAATCGGTTTATATTGATCTCATATAAAAGGATATGTACCGATGGAACTTAAAGCTATCATTGAGAGTCTAAAACATCTAGAGAAAAAAGTAAAATAACTGTTGACATATACCAATAATCGGTATATAGTTAATATAAATACAACACAAATCAAAAGAGAGAAACATGACTTACTTTATTTGCAAATTTGAGGAATATATGACTTGGGAGGGTTCCCGAGACTGATAACTTATGCAAATAAGATATTCTGTTTAGAACCCTCCGAAGATTAACTTCGGAGGGTTTTTTTATTCCTCCACGCTTTTTGACAATTTAGAAAAACAAATATTGGCGCTCGGACCGGACGATAAGGTACTGGATTGCAAATCCAAGGTCGTAGCAATACGAATGAGTTTGACTCTCATGGGCGCCTCCAATAAACTATTATGATGTGGACCAGGTCCTATCATTGGTCAATAGGAACCGGCTTTTAACCGGCAAACGTGTGGGTTCGATTCCCATCTGGTTCACCACATAATAGTTTTGGCCGATTAGTTCAATGGGAGAACACAGTCCTGATAAGACTGAAACGAAGGATCGAAACCTTCATCGGCTACCAAATAACGGCGCGTTGGATTTCTGGTGAGATCGATAGCCTTTCAAGCTATAGAGACGGGATCGTAACCCGTACGCGCTACCAAAATAAACCAAGCCTAGATGATCTCGAAAGTCACTAGGCTCGCTCCTGAGGATAAGCCATTGAAGGTTTCGAGACTTTCTCTGCAGGGTCGTCACCTGCCAGGAGTAACATATAAGGGAAGGTAAAGCGGATGGTTTCCGCATCGAGTCTGTAAAACTCGTCTTTAACCGGGAGAGGATCGTAACCTCACCTTCCCACCAAAATTTAGGGTCTCTGGTATAGCTGGTGCGTACGGCTGCCTGAAGAGCAGTAGGACACGGTTCAATTCCGTGGGGACTCACCAATATGGCAACACAGCAGGTGCTGACGGAAGTCTCATAAATTTCCAGGGAAAGTTCGAGTCTTTCTGTTGCTACCATATAAATATATCATTATTACACGATAAGGAATAGTGATGAAAAGATTTTTTATATGGTTACAAAAAAATGAAGGTTGGAAATCCCTTCTTGCTTTAGTATATGCAATGATATGTGTATTCGACTTTGTAATTATTCCTACTTGGATTGCAGCAACCAGAG